CTGTTTTGTGGTGGTCTTGCTACTGGACCGCCAGGTCCAGATCTACTTCTACGCTCCGCATCCATTGCTCTACGCCGAGCCATTCCTCTATACCTATCAACTTGTCCATCCTGAGAAGGAACACCGCCACCAGCAGTCATAGGCATTCTACCTGGAGCCTCAGAAACAATCTGCTTAAAAGTATCTGCCATTGACAGTTGCTTTCCTTCAGTTTTTACTTTGGGAGCAGCATCCTTTTTAGGCATAGCATTAGGTCTTGGCATATCTGTAGGATTATTACGACCTAAATTATCTGGTTCTGTGCCGTAAGGTTTCAGACCAAACTGTGCCATAAATGCAGCATGACCGCCATTTCCTTTTTCATCTTTAAAAGGAGAAATACTTTCAATATCTTTAATGCCAAGAGACATTCTCAGTTTTGCGTCCTGAGAAAGCATAGGATAAGGATCCTTACCAGCATCAACACGAGAAACACTGTCATTACTGGTCATTCTACCACCAGAAGAAGCAGAGGAAGCCGCACCAGAAGATCCAGAGGATCTGGAAGATTTAGTTTTTCCACTACCAGCAGATTGTGCTTTAGTATCAGATTTTGTGATGGTGTTCAAGCGTGTTTTTGACATCGCATCATCAGAATCCTTGGAGGGTTTAGTCTTAACTTTAACATCACTATCCTTTTTAGATTCCAACTTTTTTTCTGCCGCATCCTTCTCAGCAGAATCTTTCTCTTTAACTCCGGCATTTTCTACAATTTTCTTGAAGGTATCTGCCATGGACAGTTGCGTTTCTTCGCAAGATGTCTCTTCCTTATCCTTATCAGGATTGCCGCTGTTTACCATCTTGGCAAGGTCTTCCTTTGCCTTCTTATAGGTTCCTTCAGGATCCATGGCGATAGGACGCTTAGCACCAGTCTTTGCTCTAACGAGGTTTCTGGCAACGTTCATGAAAGCATATCTTTCACGTCTATCCTCTTCTTCCTCAGTGAGTTGCTCACCTTCCATCTGTTGACTCATCATCAGAGGTGCTTTGCCAACCTGCTGATTAGTGGGATCATTAGGCATTACAGTTACCTGCTTAAGATTCTTGGCAACTTTATCAGGGAGAACATCAATCTCTCTGGCATTCTGACCTTCAGTGCTGGTGGTTCCAGTGGCACCATCAGTAATAAACTCTTCGGGAATAGGTGCTGCCATCATTCTTTTTTCTCTTGCAGCATCAACTTGTCTCCTTTTTACGTTAGAAGGTAATTCTCTTAGGCGCTGTTGCAGAGTTTTACCAGCTTCAATTGCTGACTTAGATTTGTAGATACCAGGAGCAGTTTGTGTAAGATTAGGATCGTTTTGAGGACTAAAGGCTGGTGATGCTTGTTTTCTTAATGCATCAAGTGCTTTGATTGCTCCACCTGCTCTATCCAACGCCTGCATATTCTTTTCAGCGTTTGCTCTAATAGCAGCTTTTTCTTCCTCACGCATTGCCTTTTCAGAAGCCTTAAGTTGGTCAAGATAAGATTGTTCATTGACACTCTTCTTACCTTTCTTCTTGGCGATTGCCTTACCAACTGCCTTACGACGGTTCATCAGATAGTCATCGGTGTCATCCTCTTTACCATCGTTGTTGACATCACCATCTTCCTTACCAACTGGGTCAAGTTTTGCTTCCTTGACTTCCTTCTTCTGACCACCACCCATGGCAGCGGCAGTCTGTTCACCCTTCTTCTTCTCGCCCTCGTATGCTTCACCGTGCTCGGTCATTTCTACTTTGAGACCCTTTGCTCTCAGTCTAGAAATCTTTTCACGAGTGGCAAATCTAACATAAGACTTTTCACTCTTTGGATCAAATACTCTTACCTTATACTTTCTCTCTGGTTCTTCAGCGAGTTCTTGCTCGTAAGCAAGTTCAATAGCAGGTTCTTCCTTCTTAATACCTTCTACAAAAACTTTATGGTAAGCATCAGCAAAGTTCTTTTCTGCCCAGTCAACACTGGTGACCATATATTGCTCTGATACACCACCGCCTTGCTTACCAAACAGTTTCTCTCTGACGGCAGTCTTTTCCTGAGCACTCAGATTGCTGTTTGCCATATACTCAGAATATGCTTTTCTGAGATCAATATCTTCTCTTCTGGCACGATAGCGAATATCATAAACCGCCTGACGAACTCTCTTAGCAGAATTCTCTTGAGGGGTTCCACCTTTCGCGTCTCCCTTCTTAGCAGAAGACTTCGCTGCAACAGCAGGAGCATTCTTTCTTGCTGGAAGTTCCTCAGAAATATTGATAGTCATTGGAAGATGTTACTTGCTTACTTTTTTCCTATATTTATTTATGAATTTGTATCCTGTAAGACGAGCGACATATTGAAGGTGAGCATCGGTTCCTACAAGTCTTTGATCGGGAGGAACACCAGAGGGTCCAGGATAATTTACAACCTTCTCAAAAACGTTTTTAATCCAGGGTTTAAACATCTCATCATCATCAGTAACACAGATGAGATAGTTAGCACCACGACGCATGATTTCACCTTCCTGGTTACTCTCAATACATCTAATCATGTCACCAACAGCAAAGATTTCTTCGTTGATGTACTTCTCTCTCAACTCTCTTTCATATCCAGCAGTTCCAAAATCAAACGATGATTTGATAGGAGCATATGTAGTATAAGAAAGTTTTTTCTCCCTATCAGTTTGAGGTCTGTCTTGCTTTCCAACTTGTTGACCTTTATTATAAAACTCTAAACTACCACCAACAGTTTTAGCAACAAACTCACCAGTTTTTCTATCGTACCAACTTCCTCTGTTTTTGGCATTACCTCTTACAAGTCCCAGTCTTGCCGCCTGGAACTCGGCATTGTTCTTCAAAGCAGAAAAGGTTTTCATTATTTCTTTAATTCTAAACTAATCACGTTCTTATTAGTAGCAATATACTTAAGAACGTCGTCTCGTATCTTTATATATTTATCCTTTGACTTACCCTTACATCCATGAGATTTCTTAGTCAACGTGCCATAAACATAGGCAACGAAGTCTCTGTACTCCGTTCCCTTATAGTCTGATATAAGTTGCCTTATGTAATCACTCATAAAACTAAAGGGGTCTGAAAAATCAAACCCCGGTATCTTTTAGTATTTAGTGAAAGAAAACTGAATTATCACCTTCACCTTCTTCTTCAAGTGCTTTATCTAAAATATTAATCGCATCACGAATAAGAGCAACACGAGTAGAAGGAAATTTTATTGAGTCGTCCTTAGTATGTAAAAATAAAGCATAACGAACAGCATTTGCTTGTTCACAGGTAAGTTCAATGTTCATTTTCATTCTCCTTTTGCTGAATGTTAAATTCTCTCTCGATTTCTTTATCCAACTGTTGTGATAATTTTCTAATTTTTAGAATACGTTCATCGGAGAAGAAACCTGGATGACCTTTTGTATGCATGAAAAGAGTGTGTCGTAAAACAACCGCGTCATGCATACACATTTCAAGATTGATCACAGATCATCAACCTCACGGTTCTCGGAATAATATACATCAAACTGACCACCTGGGTAACGTTTTTCAAGTTTCTTCACGTTACGCGCAACAACCTCATCAAAAGGAATACCAAGTGCCATACACGCTTGGGCAACATACCACATCAAATCACCAAGTTCAATGATCAGATGTTCTTTGTTATGATCATCCCAAGGTTTTCCTTGAAAAATCATCTTCTTGATAATTTCAAGAAACTCACCACCTTCTGCGTTAATGCCAACACCAGCAGTCAGAAGACGTTCAATGTTTGCACCCTTTTCGTCCAGTTCAACTAGACGATCAGAAAGAGCAACGAAATCGGTAGATGCATCAGAAGTGACAGCATCAACAAACTTTTCGTAGCGTTCAAAATCAACTTGCTTAGCCATTAGAATTTAAATCCTTTGAATGATTTTTAAATTTCTCGTCTTTATTATACACCCAGTATTTCTTAAAGTCAAGAGGGTAGGCGTTTATTTTTTTGTCTAGTAAACCAAGTAGCCATTGTATATCTGTCCCCGTTCAAAACTTTTTTAACACCGTGAATATGATCAGAACCTGATGTAAAAATTGCTAGTCTACCTACTTTAGGTTCTATAGAAAAATTATGCTCAGGAAAATATGTTTCTCCTCCAGTGTAATCATCATTCAAATAAAGAACTGAGGAGTAGTCTCTATACGGACAATAATGAGGAGTTTCTGGTTCATGAATAAAATAATTATCAGCATGAGGATCAAGTTTCATACCAGATCCCCAATAGACCAAATTAGTAAATTCTAAGTAAACATATTCCTCTTGAAAAAATTCAGAACACAAAACACATATTTTACTGTGTATATAATCTGTTAATTTTTCAATACTCTCATCATAGGTTTTAACAATTCTACTATCCCAAAATCCTTTATCAAAATTATTTGGAGAATTATTTTTTTGATATTGAATAAGTTTATTACAGTTGGATTCTGACAAGAAATTGTCCTGTAAAAATATTGGTTTCATCAGAACTTAAATCCATCGAAAGATTTTTTAGGTTTATCTTCTTCAGGAACGTACTCCTCATCTTGACCAGAATCCATTATATTATCCTGTGCTGTTTGCTCACAATCATACAAACGCATTTTAGCACGGTCAATACCAACAATAAACCTTTTGAAGACAGTAGGATCATTGTATCGGTTTTTTAACTGCTTCACCATTATCTGACCAAGTTGTTCAAGTTCCTCAGTGCTAATAAGGGCAAACATAAGATCAGCAGTAGCAGGG